TCTTCCCGCCGCTGTACGTCAACCCCAATACCTTCTATGCCGCGCTGCTACGGATGGGTATGCCGGTGCCCAACTGGACCCCGGCTGGGTCCGCAACCAGCTCTGGGTTTGTGCCCGACGCACCTCCGGTCGCGCCTGACTGGACACCGGTCCCCGGCGTATCCACCAGCAATTTCACCCCCATACCTGCCGCCACGGGCTCAGACTTCACACCTACACAAATTAGTGCTACTGGCGTATAAGAGAAGGAAGGAAACTCTACATGGCCTCGACTTCCGGCACTACGTCGTTCAATCTCAACCTCAACGACCTAGTCGAAGAGGCTTTTGAGCGCTGCGGTGCTGAACTCCGCACGGGCTATGATCTCCGCACGGCACGGCGCAGCCTGAACCTGCTGACGATAGAGTGGGCCAATCGCGGCATCAACCTGTGGACCATCGACGAGGGCACCATACCGCTGGTCGCCGGACAGGCTGAATATGGTATGCCGGTGGATACCATCGACATCATAGACCATGTGGTCCGCACGCAGACCGGGCAGGGCCAGACAGACATCAACATCTCGCGCATCAGCGTCGATACCTACTCGACGATCCCCAACAAGAATGCCCAAGGCCGACCGATCCAGCTCTGGTATCGTCGCCTCAGCGGGCAGGACGAGGGCGGCGGTGCCATCCAATACCCCACGATAAACGTCTGGCCTGTGCCCGACCAAAGCAATTTCTACACGCTGGTGGTGTGGAGGCTGCGGCGCATTCAGGACGCCGGTAACGGCGTGACCATCCAAGACATCCCCTTCCGATTCTTGCCGTGCATGGTGGCCGGACTGGCCTACCACCTGTCGATGAAAATCCCCGGTGCCATGGAGCGCACACCTATCCTGAAGGCACAGTACGAAGAACTCTGGCAGCAAGCGGCTGACGAGGATCGGGAGAAGGCTCCCCTCCGCATCGCCCCGCGCCAGATGTTCTACTAGGAGGAGCGATGCCCAATAACTTTGCCTCTGGCAAACGGGCTATCGCCGAATGCGACCGGTGCGCCCAGCGGTTCAAGCTCAAGCAGCTCCGGCGTCTCGTCATCAAGACGAAGAATGTCAACATTCTGGTATGCCCGGAATGTTGGGAACCAGATCAGCCGCAGCTCCAGCTCGGCATGTACCCGGTTAACGACCCACAGGCGCTGCGCAACCCGCGCCCTGACACAAGTTATACCCAGTCCGGCCTCAACGTGGACGGCCTACCAAGTGACGGTAGCCGTGTCATTCAGTGGGGATGGAACCCGGTTGGCCTCAATGACCCGTTGGGTTTATTTGGTCTTCCAAATACGCTAATAGGGACTGGGCAGGTGGGCACAGTCACCGTGCAGACGGAGTAGTAAAATGGCAAAGGACGACATCAAGCAGGACAAGGCCATGATCGGCGCGGCTGTCCACAAACACGAGCGGGCCAAGCACAAGGGCCAGCCACTGACGAAGCTCGCCAAGGGCGGCAAGACCAACGCTCAGATGCTCAAGATGGGCCGCAATCTGGCGAAGATCGCCAACCAGCGCAAATCCTCGCGGGGTAAGTAACATGGCCAAGTTCAGCATGAAGATGAAGGGCAAGGAGGTTGGCCCGGCCAGCGTCTACGCCAAGCCGCACACCATGAGTGGCGGCACCAACATCGACCTCGGCAACAACGGCTACCCGAACAATGTCGCCAACACCCAGACGCAGAAGACGCGTGGCACTGGTGCGGCTACACGGGGCACCGGGCACAGCAAGAAGATGGGGTAAGCCGTGAACTACGCTGAACTGTTCGAGACGATCAAAGGGTACGTCGAAAACGACTTCCCCAACATGACGTGGACTGACTCTTCGGGGTCGGGCACCGCGACGCTGACGTCGACCGAGCAGATCAACACGTTCATCCAACAGGCCGAGCAGCGGGTATATAGCAGTGTCCAAATCCTCGCCTCACGGAAGAGCGCGCCCAGCGTAACCATTGCGGGGGATGAGTATCTCACGACGCCAGCCGACTGGCTGGCGAACTACTCTGTTGCAGTCATCGACCCGGCGACCGGTGACTACAACTTCCTCCTCAACAAAGACGTCAGCTTCATCCGGACCTCTTTCCCGAACCCGAATGACACTGGGATGCCGACCCACTACGCCATGTTCAACGAGGACACCTACCTCTTTGGGCCGACGCCGGACGTAGCCTATGCGCTGGAAATCAATTATTTCTACTACCCAGAGTCCATCGTAACGGCCAACACCACATGGTTGGGTGACAACTTCGACATGGTGCTCCTCTATGGCTCACTGCTCGAAGCCTACACCTTCATGAAGGGTGAGCAGGACGTCATCGCGGTGTATCAGGATCGCTACACTCAGGCGCTCGGGATGCTCCAGCAGCTCGGCGAGGGCAAGAACCGGCAGGATACGTTCCGTACGCCGCAAGCGAGGTACCCAGTCCGGTGAGCATTTCGCAGACCCTTTGCACGTCCTTCAAGCAGCAGCTTCTTCTGGGGGTCCACGACTTCCGGGTGGGCGGCGACACGTTCAAGCTGGCCCTCTACACCACTATGGCCGACCTTGGTGCGGACACCACGGCGTATACCACCAGCGGAGAGATCAGCGGGACTGGCTATTCTGCCGGGGGCATAACCCTGACGAGCCTAGGAGCAAGCGCCGCAGACGGCACCGGCTTCATCAGCTTCGCCACTGCGACCTTCTCGGGGGCGAGCTTCACCGCCTATGGGGCACTGATCTACAACACGACCCCGTCGGCGCTCGGGCCGACTGGCGGTACCCTCGTCAACCCAGCCGTGTGCGTGCTGGACTTCGGCGGGGCCCGGACGGTGACCGCCAATAACTTTGTCATCCAGTTCCCAGCCAACAACGCCGCGAACGCAATTGTAAGGATAGCATAATGGCCAAAGGCTCTCCATGGATGGACGTAGCTCAGAAGCATATGGGCCTGCGCGAAGTCCCCGGCCCGAAGCATAGCTCGGTCATCCTGCGCTGGCTGCGCGACCTCAACGCGTGGTGGTCGGAAGATGAGACTCCGTGGTGCGGCACCTTCGTTGCCCACTGCATGAAGGAAGTCGGCCTCCCGATCCCGAAGCTGTGGATGCGCGCAAAAGAGTGGTCGTCCTATGGCTCGCTGCTGCGCGTTGACCGTCTCGCGCCCGGTGCCATTCTGGTGTTTGACCGCAAGGGCGGTGGGCATGTCGGCTTCTATGTCGGCGAGGATAGCGTCTATTACCACGTCCTCGGTGGCAACCAGTCCAATGGCGTGAACGTCATGAAGCTCGCCAAGAGCCGTCTCACGGCATCGCGGTGGCCGAAAGATATTCCCGTTGTCGGTAAGCCAGTATGGCTTAATCCAAATGGGACCCCAGTGTCCCGCAATGAGGGGTAACCCGATATGTCGAAGAATGAACTCTACGGTGTCGTCCGCACCATCCTCGCAGCCGGTGGCGGTATTGCTGTCGGCAAAGGCTGGGTGGACTCGGAAACCGCCGTCTCACTCGCCGGGGCATTTGCCACGATCTTTGTCGCCGTATGGTCGGTGAAGTCGAAGCGCCCCAAGAAGGCCGACTGACACAATCCAGCATAGGGTATAACCATGCCGAGCACTTATAGTCCCCTCAAAATCCAGTTGATGGCAACCGGTGAGAACGCCACGACGTGGGGCACCATTACCAACACCAACCTCGGCACGGCTATCGAAGAGGCCATCACCGGCTCCGCAGACGTCACCTTCGCTTCGGCGGATGTGACGCTGACCCTGATTGATAGCAACGCCTCTCAGACTGCGCGCAACCTTCGTCTCAATCTCACGGGGACCTCGGGTGGTGCGCGGAATCTGATCGTGCCCGCTATCGAGAAGCTCTACCTTGTCAGCAACGGCACGGCAGACGCAGTCACGGTCAAGAACGCCACCGGCACGGGCATCGCGGTGCCTGCTGGCAGGACCATGTTCGTCTTCAACAACGGCACCAATGTCGTCGACTCGGTGACCTATCTGTCCTCGCTGACGCTTGGCTCGGCACTGCCGATTGCCTCTGGCGGCACAGGCTCGACGACTGCTTCTGGTGCGCGGACGGCCCTTGGTGCAACCACACTGGGCGGCAACCTCTTCACCATCGCCAACCCCGGCGCGATCACCTTCCCCCGCTTCAATGCGGACAACACGGTATCTGCTCTGGACGCCGCCAGTTTCCGTACTGCTATCGGCGCAGGTAGTGGGACTGGCACGGTCACATCGGTCTCGGGTACCGGCACGGTCAACGGCCTCACCCTCACTGGCACGGTGACGACTTCCGGGTCTCTGACCCTTGGTGGTACGCTGTCAGGTGTTAGCCTCTCCACCCAAGTCACCGGCACGCTCCCCGTCGCCAACGGCGGCACTGGGGCAACCACCCTCACTGGTGTCGTCATCGGCAACGGCACGTCGGCGTTCACCGTCAAGACCAACCCTTCGGGTGACTTCGTTGGCACGACCGACACGCAGAACGTGACCAACAAGACCCTGACGACGGGCAACACCATCAACGCGGGGACCACGATCAGCGACACTGGCACCATCGGTGCGTCGTCGCCGGGGTTCCGTGGCGTGCCTTTCAACAGCCAGACCGGGGCATATACCCTCGTGCTGACGGATGCGGGCAAGGCTGTCCCCAACACCACGGGCGGCTGGGCCATCCCGGCGAACGGCACCACGGCCTTCCCGACCGCAACCACCATCGTGCTCATCAACACGAGCGCCAGCTCGCAGACGATCTCGATCACCTCTGACACGCTGCGCTGGGCTGGCGTCGGCACCACTGGCTCGCGCACCCTCGCCGCCTATGGCATCGCTACCATCGTGAAGGTCGCTTCGACCGAATGGTATATCTCGGGGGCGGGTCTATCGTGAGCGGGATACAGGCAGTCATTCTCGGCGTATCTGGTTCAGGTGCGCTCATCGCCATCACCGACCGTACCGTCACTGACGCGACGGGTGGCTCACGGAATGCGACTGCTGGCTATCGCCTGACTTCTGGTGGGCAGGTACAATCGCAGATCAACCTCACCTTCACCACTCTTGAGCAGTGGTGTACCCCGACGACCGAAGCCAGCAATTATGAGGTGTTGGTCACGGTGACGAGCGGGTCTTTGAGCACTGGCACTGCCGGGTCTTGGTTGGCTCTGTCTTCCACACAGACATGGACGCGGACGGCCACAATTGGTACCGCTAACACCTGTGTTTTCACGGTCGAGATTCGACGTGTCGGAACGTCCACCGTGCTTGACAGCGCCACCATCACCCTTGAGGCGGATGCGACCTGATGCCCTTCATCAAGCTCCAGTTCAAACCCGGCGTCAACCGCGACCAGACCGACTACTCGAACGAGGGCGGCTGGTACGAGTGCGACAAGATCAGGTTCCGCTCCGGCTATCCGGAGAAGATTGGCGGCTGGGCAAAGGCGACCACCAACATTTTTGTCGGCGTGTGCCGCCAAATGTGGAACTGGGTAACCACATTCTCTGACGACTTCCTCGCGCTCGGCACCAACGAGAAGGTCTACATCGAGACTGGGGGCTACTACTACAACATCACCCCGCTCCGGACGACGACCCCCACCTTTACGTCCACGACGACGGACAACTGCATCACCCTCACGCTTGGGTCTCCTGTAGTCACGGTAACGCTCCCGGTGTCGCATGGCCTGACGACTGGGGACTATGTGCAAATCTCGGGCGTAGTGGGCCCGCTGCTGGGCATCCCCAGTGCGGAGCTCAACGGCAACTATAAGGTTACCGTGGTTAGCCCGACTGTGTTTACCTATACCGTCGCCACAGCAGCGGGTGGCGCGGCGTCGCTGGATATGTCTTTCATTACCGGGGCCAGCGGAACCTACGGGTTCGAAGCCCTCACCGGGGGCATGGGCGGCACGGCCATAACCATTGCCTGTGAGATCAGCCCCGGCAACGCCATCACCGTCGCCGGTCTTGGCTGGGGTGTGGGCACATGGGGCCGCGATAGCTGGGGCCTCGGCACGACTGGGTCGGGTATCTTCCTGCCGCAGCGCGACTGGTGGTTCGACAACTTCGACAACGACCTCGTGATGAACATCCGCAACGGGGAAGGCTTCTGGTGGGTGCGTGGCACCCTCACTGACCCTGCGACGGCTCTGGCCACCCGTGCGATCCGGCTTGTGGATTACGCCGACAACGAAGGGTTCGACCCTGCCGCTGTGCCGGTTCAGATCATGCAGTTGCTGGTATCACAGCAGGACAGACATCTGGTTGCCTTCGGCGCAGTCCCGTTCGGTTCGACGAGCATCGCGGACTTTGATCCCATGCTCATTCGTTGGGCTGACCAAGACACGCCGGGTGACTGGACCCCGACCGTGACCAACACTGCTGGTGATATTCGCGTATCACGAGGCTCCAAGATCGTGCGTGCTCTGCCGACCCGGCAGGAAATCCTCGTCTGGACCGACACGACGCTCTACACGCTCCAGTTCCTCGGCACGTCCGACGTGTTCGGGTTGCAGGAGTATGCGGACAACATCTCGATTGCTTCTCCTCGGGCGGTCGCCACAGCGGCCAACATCACCTACTGGATGGGGCAGGACAAGTTCTACGCCTACACGGGCCGTGTGGAGACGCTGCCATGCACCCTGCGCAACCACGTCTTCAACAACATCAACCTCAACCAGTCGGCCCAGATCATCTGCGGCACCAACGAGCAGTGGAACGAGGTCTGGTGGTTCTACCCGACTGCCGACAGCGACTTTAACAATGCCTACGTGGTCTACAACCACCTCGAACGTATCTGGTATTATGGCACCATCGACCGGACGGCGTGGCTCGACACTCCGCTGCGGCAGGTCCCGCAGGCGGCTAACACCAGCATCACGGTGGACGGCAACACGGTCACGACCGGGAGCGGCTTCCTCTACAACCATGAGACCGGCCTCAACGACGATGGTGCGCCGATGGACAGCTACATCCAGTCGTCTGACTTTGACCTCGACGACGGCGACAACTTCATGATGACCCGGCGCATACTACCCGATCTCCAGTTCGCTGGCTCGACGGCGGCGGCACCTGAGGTCACACTCCAGATGCGCCCGCGCAACTTCCCCGGTGGTGCAGTCTACAGCGACCCGGCAGACACTCAGCGCGTCATTGAGACGACCGTCGGTAGGTACACCGATCAGGTCTTTGTCCGGGCCCGTGCGCGCCAGATGGCGATTAAGATCAGGTCAGAGAACCTCAACGTCCAATGGCAGCTTGGCGCTCCGCGCCTTGACGTGCGCCCTGACGGGAGGCGCTGATGGCCCTCACCAAGTTCCGTGCTGCCCCGCTCCCCAACCCGCCCATCAACTATGACCCGCAGTATGTGCGGCAGCTCATCCGGGTGCTGGAGACCTACTTCTCCCAGTTGGACAGCAAGACGCCTAACTATGCCGAGTCCTACACGGCGGACTTCTTCTATGGGTCCGGTATCCATATCCAAGTCCCTTACGGGCAGTTTCAGAGTAATGTTAACCAGACCGCAGCGGCAATCGACACCGCCTATGCCGTAACCTACACCCAATCAGACTTTCTGGATGGTGTGGTGCTGAGCAGTGGTTCACGACTCACGGTGCCTGCCACTGGGGTGTATAATGTTACCTTTAGCCTCCAGTTCAAAAACACTACGGCTGGCGCAGAAGACATCGACATTTGGATACGCAAAAACGGTGCCGACATCCCTGCCACCAATAGTCGGTTCTCCATCGTGGCCCGGAAAAGTGCAGGCGTCCCGTCGCACTTGATCGTCACTACCTCTGTTATGGTTGATCTCTTGGCCAACGATTACATTGAGGTCATGTGGCACGTGACGAACGTCAACGTGACCATGGAGCAGTTCCCAGCAGTCACAGCGGTGCCGGGCACCACACCTGCTATTCCGGCCACCCCCTCGGCTTTTGTTCAGGTCGAGTTTGTGTCGAAGGTTATGTGATATGCGGGGCTTTGGTTTTTATCCGTTTGGTACTATAAGCGTAGCCACAAGATAGGAATGAATGGCATGGACGTGCAGTCGGCTCCGCCCCCGTATATGCAGCAAGACCCTACACAGCAGTCTGTGTCGGGCACTCCGCCGCGTCTGGGGCCACAGGTTCCGGGGTTCGCTGGTGGTCTTCCGACTAACGGTGGCCTGTCTGTCCTCTTCAACCCGATGGCTGAGCAGTTGCGGAACATGGGCCGTGACGAGGACTCGATGCTCGTCCACATGACCCCGAATGAGGTCAACAGCCTTCAGGGTCTGGCGCAGGCAGCAGGCGGCTCGCTCACGGTTAACCCCAACACTGGCCTCCCTGAAGCTGGGTTCCTGAAGAAGCTGCTCCCCACGCTTCTCGGTGTCGGCCTCAACTTCCTCCTGCCGGGTTCGGGCCTCGTTGCCCAGTTGGGTGGCAAAGCAGTCACCGCTGGCCTGATGACCGCAGCAGGCGCAACCGCACTGACCGGTAGTCTCCAGAAGGGCCTCATGGCTGGTCTCGGTGCTTATGGTGGTGCGTCGCTCGCTGGTGGTATCCAAGGAGCCCTTGGCGGCGCAGCCGCGCCGAATGCTGCTACCTCTGCTGCAACAGCAGCAACTCCTTCTGCTGCGGCGGGTACTGATCTCGCCGCCCAACTCTCGCAGGCCGCAGCGGGCAATGTTGCTCCGCCTGTGGCTACCAATGCTGCCGGTTCCCTTTCCCAAAAGGCACTTGGTACAGCACTACGTGGTGGTGCTGCTGCGACCCCTACAGGAGCTATCTCTCAAGCCGCACTTAACACGGCTATGGCAGGTGGGGCTCCGGGCCTTGCGGCTCCTACTCTAGCGACCACAGCCATGCCCGCTGTCGCTCCCGCCGCTGCACCACGTGGTCTGGCTGGCTTCATGCAGGGCTTCTCTAACACCGCTCGCGGCACGATGGGCGGTCTGGGTGCCAGTGTCGCCACACCACTGGCAGCGACCGGTGCACTCGGTACGGTGAGCAGCCTGATGACTCCCTCGGGTATGACGAACGCGCAGGGTGCGGTAGATAACTCCTATGCTGGCCCCTACTACTCCCAGCAGCGTAGGCCGAGGTTCGCAGAGTCCACCGATGAAATTCTGGGGTCGTCCGCTGAGCGCGACTACTTCGATGTCGATGTGCCGGAAATTTACAACGTCTCTGGCCAGCTTGTTCAGCCGGGAACGAACACTGCACCGGGCACGATGATCACCCAAAACATTCCTAACCCACGCGCCCGCAAGGGTCAGCCGATGTATACCCAGCGGATGGTCCCTTACATGGGTCTCCAGCAGGAAGAGCAGGGCTACGCTGAGGGTGGTACGGTCGATCTGGCTGATGGGTCTTTTGTTGTTGATGCTCGTACCGTCTCTGAGATAGGTAACGGCAGCAGCAATGCTGGCCATGAGGTTCTTGCCCAAATGGGGGGACGTCCGGTCCGGGGTCCGGGTGACGGTGTGAGCGACTCTATCCCCGCTCGGATCGGACGTGACCAACCCGCCCGCGTAGCCCGTGATGAGGTTGTCTTCCCTCCTGAGGCTGTGCGGCGGGTTGGTCGTGGTGATGAGCGGCGCGGCGCTGACAAGCTGTATGCCCTGATGAAGAAGGCCCACAAGGCCCGGAGCCGGTCTGAGCGCGGCAAGGATACCGGCCTGCGCAGGGGGCTCGCGTAATGGATATTAGCCTCGTCCCGCCTAACCTAGTTGATGCGCTGTGGCCACGTGTGTTCCCGCATCTCACCAAGGCAGCGGAGTATACCTTCGGTCGCTACGAACCAGAGGACATTCTGGAAGCCGTGCTCAATGGGGATGCGCACCTGTGGATCGCCCTTGACGATGAAGCAAACATCGTCGGCATCACCGTGACGCGCTTCTGGGAATACCCCCGCAAGAAGTGCCTTGATATGGTTTTCCTTGCTGGCGACGACGGCTTCGAATGGAAGAACGACATGCTCTCGATGCTGCGCAAGTGGGCATCGGAAGCTGGATGTGACGCGCTTGAAGGTTCGGGTCGACCGGGCCTTGCGCGTGCTTTTCGTGATGACGGTTACCAGCTATTGTGGCAGGTGTTTGAAATCCCCGTAACAGAATCGGGTGTTGGAGGTCCGAATGGCTAAGGGCGGCGGTAGCAGCACAGTTCAGAAATCTGAGGTTAGCCAGTCAAACCTCCCCGAATACGCACGTCCGTATTTCGAAAACCTGATGCAGCGGTCGCAGTCCCTGCTTGGGCAGGGCTATGTGCCCTATGGGCAGGAGCGTATCGCCGGGTTCACACCCGAGCAGCAGGCACTTCAGCGGAACATCGGTGGGCTACAGAGCCCCGGTGAGTTCGGCACTGCGGGCAATCTGGCTACTGCCGCAGGTCTTGGTGCCATCTCCGCTGGCCAGTATCGCCCCGGCACCTTCAATGCCCAGATGGTTGGGGGTCCGGCCCTCTACGATTTCCAGATGGAAGGCCCGCAGCAGTTCGGTTCGCAGCAAGCGGCCAGCTATATGTCGCCGTTCCTCAGCGCAGCACTGGAACCCCAGATGCGCGAGGCCGTCACCAGTGCGCGCCGGTCGCAGGTTGCACAGGACCTTGGGTCAGCCCGACAGGGCTCATATGGTGGTAGCCGTCAGCTCCTCGCCTCCATGGAGCGCGAGCGCAACCTACAGCAGCAGATGGGCGACATTCAGGCGCGTGGCCTTCAGTCGGGCTTCGAGTCCGCACAGGGCCAGTTCAACACCGAGCAGGGGCTCCGGCAGCAGGCAGGGTTGAGCAACCTCCAAGCCCGTCTTGGTGTGCAGCAGCTTGGTGCGACTACGGGCCTTGAAGCCCTCCGGGCCAACCAGCAGGCCAATCTTGAAGCGCAGCGAATGCGTGAGCAGTCGCGCCAGTTTGGTGCGGGGCAGCGGCTCGCTGGGTTCGGACAGGCAGGACAGTCGGCACAGACCCTTGCCAACCTTGGTGCGGTGCGCCAGCAGCAGGACCTTGCTCGGCTTGGCTTCCAGCAGCAGACGGCAGCGCAGAACCAAGCGCTCCAGCAGCAGTATATGGACATGGCGTATCAGGACTTCCTGCGCCAGCGTGACTACCCGCTGGAGATGCTCCAGCAGTATAGCAGCCTGCTTCGCGGCGTGCCGGTCACTCCGAATACGGTTCAGACGACCTATGCGCCGTCGCCTTCTGTAGCTAGTCAGCTTATGGGTGCTGGCCTAGGCGCAGCAGGGCTCTACAATATGCTTAACCGTCCGGGGGGCTAACGATGGAAACCAAACCGTACAACCTCCAGTCCCCGGAGCAGATCGCCAAGGACTATGGCGGCAACAAGCAGAAGATCGCCGAGGCGATGCAGATGGGCATCGTCGACCCCACGGCTGGCGTGCTGGCGGGTATGTTCATCGACCGGATGCGCTCCGCGCAGACACAGGAGATGGCACCCCAGCAGACCGTTGCGCAGCAGGTCTTCACACCCCCTGCTCCTCCCGCACCCCCGATGGGCGCGATGCCCCCCGCTGGCCTTGGCGCTACTCCAGAAGCCGCAGCTATGGGTGGCGCGCAGCCGCCGATGATGGGTGGCGCTCCTATGCCTCCTGATATGCCCGCTGAAGAGCCGCCCATGGGTATGGCCGCTGGCGGTCTGACCACACTCCCGCTGTCGGACGATATGTTCAGCGAGCCTGACTACGGTGGCTATGCCTCCGGTGGCCTTGTTGCGTTTGCAGAGGGTGGCCCCGCACAAGAGCAGGACGACGGCCTGTATTACGGCTACAACTACCGCGACCCGAGGGCGAATCTCGCTACGGTCGATCAACTCTTTGGTGCGCCGCAGACTCGCTATGCTGATGAGGCAGAGCAGGAATTTCTGCGCCGTCGTGGCCCAGAGTATCAGCGCGGTCAGCGCCGTAGGGACATCGGCCAGCTTATGGCTGAAGCCGGGTTTGGTATGATGGCGGGCAACTCGCCGAACGCCTTCCAGAACATTGGTGCTGCCCTGCTACCCGCCCTGTCAAACGCGACGGAGCGCGCCAAAGAGCGTCGTGCTGATGAGCGTGAAATCCAGCGCGGTCTTCTGGATATTGAAGCAGGTCGTAACACCGCAGCGGCTCGTCGTGCAGCGCAGGCTCTTGAGATGCAGAATATTGGCATCCGTGGGCGTGAGGCTGAGGCTGCACGTGAGTTCGACGCACGCATGGCGCGTGAAAAGATTGCCGCTGATGAGCGTATGCTTGAGCGCCGTATTGCCGCTGACCTCAGAGCTGCCAGTATATCTGGACGTGGCGGTGGTGGCGGTGGCGGTGGCCGTGAACCTCAAGTAGATATGGCCGAAGACCCTGTTACCATTCCGGGTGGGCAAGGTATGCCGTCGACCACTATTGATCGGTACCGAGTACGCGTACGGGGAACCACAGATTTTGCGTATATATTCCCCCAGCTTGGGAACAATCCGATCAACCCGGCTCATGGGGTCTATGGGGTGGGCGTGACTAACGCCATGCGCTGGGCGCAGTCCCGTGGATATGGGTTGGGGATAAGCCCGACAGACGCTCGCCTGCAATTTATCGGCAGGGACGGTAGGTCACACACAATCGACGACCGCCGGATGCAGCATTTTGAGTCTCTCGGTGCCCGGTTCAATCCAAACGAATACACCACTGGAGTCCGACCCCGTTCGGTGGTACGCAACAATAGGTAGTTGTGCGGAGCAATAAATGACAAACGAATCCCGTCGTACACGCAGCTATTTTTATGGGGCGGGTAACGAAAGTTCAGTCATATTTGCTCCTCGTGGGTTCTCCATAGACGAGCGTGGCCAGCTACGACGTCAGCAGCCCGAACCCCAACGTGCACCGCAGCGCACCGCTCCTCCTCTATCGGATGAGATCACTCCCCGGCAGCGTGAGATACAGCGGCAGGCACGTGCCCAACGCGAAGAAGAGCGCGGGGCCATCGGTCGGTTTGTGGACTGGGCGACTGGCCGAGAGGTAGAAACCCCGAGGGCGTACACCCCACGGGAGCTGGCTGCGCGCCAGCGTGAGGTAACAGCGCAGCGCAACACTCTGCTCCAGCAGGCTGCGCGCTATGAGCGCATGGCCCGTGAGGCTACGTCCAGCAGGACGCCGGATGCCATAGACAGAGCGGCTACGCTTACTTCCAGTGCGCGGGCGGCGCGGGAACGTGCGGCGACCTTGGCCAACCAGATAGAGACGCTCACTCGCACAGGCGTCGAAGCCCCGCAGGTGAGCACTACCCGCGAAGTTCTGGGTGCTGCACCACGTCAATTCTTTGGTGGGTTGGCCGCTATCCCCGGTGCAGCCGCTGAACTCTATGGGCGGGGCGTTTCCGCCATTTCCCCGTTCGGCATTGCGCCTGATCTCACTCGTAGGATTGGTCAGGGCATCCGTGATGTAGGCCGTGACTGGCAAGAAGGTGTCGAGCGCGGCACCGAGGCGGTGTTCGGTGCTCCCAGTGAAGCCCTGCGTTATGACCGTACAGCACGACTTGCCACTGACGTATCCGGTGGCGTTGGTAGCCTTGCTCAGTTCCTCGTGCCCGGTGCTGTCGCACGTGTAGCAGGGGTCGGTAGGGGTCTTCCTGCGGCGGAGCGGGCAGCGGCTATTTCCCAAGTGACTCGTCCGGCTGAGTATGCGCTTGGCACGGCGCAGGGATTGCAGACGGGGTCGCGGGACATCCGTGAATATGAGCGCCGGACCGGCGAGACAGTCCCTGACGCCAACGCATTTGCTGCCATGCTCGTCAATGCAGGGTTGGGTGCGACTGAAGTCGGCGTGGCTCGTCGTATCTTCCAAGGTATCCCGCCAGCGCAGCGCGGCGCGGCTATGGAAACAGCGGCTAATATTGTGCGACGTGGCACCGCAGGGCGTGTGGACCCCACGGTTATCAGCCAGTCCCTTGGTCGTGCACTCACCGATATTGAGAGCCGCGCTGCGGGTCGTATCGCTGTCGGCACTGCGGAAGAAGCCCTCCAAGAAGGCGGCGTACAGGTTGGCACCAACTTGGCTGCACGTGCTTTCTACGATGAGAACCGTGACCCGTTTGAGAACGCAGGCTACTCTGCGCTGATTGGCGGCATCGTCGGCGGTGGCGTCCGTGGTGGTGTTGAGGTCACCAACCTGCTCGGTGAACGCGCTGCGAACAATCGCCGTAAGGCATTGGAGCTAGAGGCGCAGCAAGAAGCAGGGCGCGCTAGGTTCGACTTGCTTATCCCGAATCGTGACGACCCGACGCAGCCCACCCGTGAGACTCTGGTCGCTATGACCGAGGAACCCGACGCTGAAGGGTATCTTACCCTACGCCGCCCCGACGGCAGGCTCACCCGCATGAAGCCTGCGGACATACAGAGCATGCTCGCCCCGACCGAAGGTCTCGGTGCAACTCCCGTCCCTGACACGTTCTCGCGCCCTGTCGTGGGGCAGCGGTTGACCTCTGCGCTGGGCGAGAATGCCACTGTCGATGACAGCGTCACTACCTACATCGGCAACATCAACAAGCGCCTCACCGACGGGATAGCAGCCCGCGATATGGATAGCGCAGAGCGGTATATCACCAAGCAGCAGGAGAGCATCAAGCGCGCCAAGCTGCCTGAGGAAGCCAAGATCGCCCGCATGCTGGTGCTGGATGAAGCACAGAAGATCAACAACGAGTTCCTTGAGTTCCTGACGGCACCTCCGCCCGCGCCCGCTGCGCCGACGACTCCTGAGGGTGCACCCGCTGCCCCGACCGCTGCGCCGACTACTGAGCCTGCTCCGGACCGGGATATTCTCAAGGAGATAGCTGAGAGGCAGCAAGAGCAGCGGCAGGAGCGAGCCAAGCGCAACGAACTGCTTCAGCAGGCAATTGACTCCCCGGCGATGGATAAGCTGGGTGCGTTCGAGAACCTGATGTTGGCTAACGGCTTCACGCCAAACGCCATAGAAACCACGACCATCCGCGACTTTATGCGGCAGCAGTCGGACCTTGAGTCGACCGCCGGGAATGTTAACGACATCCGGGACCGCGAGCTTGCGGTCGCTCGTATGAACATCATCGAGCCGACGCTCTACGACCCTGCCATCAAGGGCGAGAACCGCATCCGTAAGATCAACGCCGACCTCAAGCGCAGGGGGCTTGAGCCCCTTACCCCTGAGGAAGCGCAGCGTGTCTATGGGTATGAAGCCGCTGAGGCAGTATTTGGCCCTGAGGGTGAGTACCAGCGCAAAGTAACCGATAAGCGCAACGAGGCGTTCAACCGCATCGCCAAAAATCCAGCGATCAAGGATAAGTACAGGGCGTTCATTGAGCTGGCCGACAAGAACGGTTGGGATGAGCCCACCCCGCAGGAGATGGCTATCCTGCGCGGCGACGCTGCTGAGATCGAAAGCCTTATCCCAACCCCCGAGGACAAAGCGGCCCAGCGTGAAGGTCGTGCGCAGCCTCCTGTTGTTGAAGCCCCGGTCGCTGAAGCCCCGGTGGTAGAGCCTGCGCCTGTTGCGGAAGCTCCTCCTCCGCGCCGCATGCCGCCTCCGCCCCCGACGGTCGCACCACTGCCTTCACAGGATGTCTATCGCAGTCCGATGGACCAGCCCTATCTTGGCGAACCCGGTCCGGGCGAAATCGACACCGACGAGGAGATCGACTACGACGCGCATCCGCTCATGCAGGACCATGAAGCTAAGTATGACGAGGCCCTCGACGAACTGGGGTACATTGATAACCTGAAAGACCTTCGTGCGTTGATGAAGCAGTTCCAAAAGGACGGGCTGCTTGACGCTGATGACATCTCGGAAATTTCGGGGCGTATCAAGGACGCGGGCAGTAACCGCGACGACCGTCTCGACGAAGGGATTGCTGCTACCGAAGAAGCTCTTGAGAACCAGCGTGATAACCAGCGCGACGAAGTCGAGGAGCGCATCACTGAAGAGGTCGTTGAGGCTGTACCCCCTGACCTTGCCGCCGAACCTGTATCTGAACTTGCTGCGCCTATGGCACCTAAGCAGCCGTCTTCTCTGCGTGCCCGTACGAGTGAGCGGTTCTCGCAGTATCTGGCCCAGCGTGAGGCCGGGCAGCTAGAGACCGACCCTGAGACTGAAGCCGCCGATGTAGAAGCCTTGATCGCCGAAGCCAAGGAAGCTGCTGAAATTGGACTGATACCGGAACGCACTGCCGAGGTAATGGAGCAGAAGCTGCGTGATGGTTCGCTCGATCTGGGCACCGCTCGCGAGCGGTTCAACACCATGGTGGACAAGGCCACCGATACAGGCACCCGCTACCGTGAACAAAGCGGCATCTCCCGGCGCGGGTTCATCAAGGGGGCTGGCGCTACTGCGATTGTGGCGACGACTGGTGGGGGTTTCACCTTTGGTGGTAAGACCTACGCTGCTACTCCTGAGCTGACCAACATACTCGACACCGCCAAAGAAGATGCGATCCCGCTTGCAGACGCACTAAACATGATGTCGCGGACTACCCGCAATCCACGCTGGGCGGTTTTGGCTCGCAAGGTGGCCAAGGTCGCTGGCCCTGATGTGCGGCTGCGTGTTGCCATCACCCCTCCTTTGGACGGCGTTCTTGGGGAAACCGGCTTCCAAGAGGATGGTTCGGTCGGGGTTATTCTCTATGACCCAGCAGAAGGGCCGAGCGGTAAGCAGGAGCGGACCCTGCTCCATGAAGGTGTGCATGCTGCCCTCCTCAAATATTATGGACGCATGTCGGTCCGGGCGGCGGACAACCCGCCGGAGCTCCTGCGTGAACGTGGGTATGAACTGGAGGCTACGCCTCGCCCAGCCGCCAACCGTAGCATCCAGCAGATCGCAAAGCTGTGGGAGGAGTTCTCTGCTCAGGTCGCAAAAGACTATGAAGCGGGCACCTTGCCGCCGGGTTTGGATGGTGGGGCAGTAGACAGTGCTACGCAGAACCCCGATGAGATGATCGCCTATGCGACCACTCATGAGGGGGTCCAAAAATACATGAAGGAGATGCGCGGCGATACTGGCAAGAGCGTATGGGACAGCTTTATCGACTGGGTCCGCTCAGTCTTTAGCCTTCCCCCGACAGCAGCGTCCAACACCCTGCTCGACGACGTGCTCAGCGCCACTAACAGCCTGCTCGATGTCGCCATAGCCCAGCCGGGGCCATCTGTTCCGGGTAAGCCGATGGACGGCTTCTATATGGAACGCGTCATGGCTCCCGCCCTACCCGGCGGGCGTCCGCCGTCGCCGAACAAACCACTGATCGAGACCCTCGGCTATGCCACGGACATGCAGGGGCGCTTCAACCGCATGAAGAGCAACATCATCCGGAAGATCAACGACAAGTACCGGGACGCCACGGACTACTCTCGTGCGCTCGCTGCGGTGTATGGTGTCACGCAACTGCCGGATAACATGAACGTGGCGAACAAGTTCGCCCTGCTGGAGAGCCGCAAGTTCGGCAACCAAGCCAGCCTGAAGCGTTGGTATCTTGACCCGTTGGAGGAGAAGATCAAGGAGCTGAAGCTCGACACACAGGATGTCGGGCTCTACCTCTGGGCACGTAGCGCCAAGGACCGCAACGCTATGGTCCGTGCGCGCAGCAAAGGCGAAACCATTGATGGCTCGGGCATGCTCGACTCCGATGCCGACGCCGTGCTCAAGCAGCTTGCCGTCGAGGGTCTGATGCCCAAGCTCAGAGAAGTCGCCAAAATGTTCGACAACATGATCGACTATGTCGGCAAGGAGCGCGTCAAAGCTGGACTGCTGTCGAAAGAAGAGTGGGCCAAGCTGCGCAAGGAGCAGCCGTTCTACGCCCCGCTCAAGGGCTTTGCCCTCGACGGTGAGGATATGAACGAGGACGGTGACCCCAAGCTGGCCATGGCTGAAGCGCGTGGAAAGTACGACGCCCAAGGCGGTCGTGCCAGCATCAAGGAATATATGACCGCCAAGGGCCGTGAGTCCATGCCGTTCAACCCGCTGCTCACCGCGATGTCGGATGCGCAGTTCTCCATTGCCCGCATGGAGCGCAATCGTGTTGGACTACAGCTCCTTGAGAACGCGCGGGGCGACCCCGACACGCATGAGTCAGTGGTCAAGGTCTATTCCGAGAAGAAGGTGCCCGGTGCCACGATGCTGTCAGGCGAAGCTCTGACGGCCCTCCGCAGGCGGGCTACGGAGGTAGGGGAAGCCTCCAATAGAGCGTTCATCGTCAAAAGGGACGGGCAGACCTTCTACCTCGACTTCCGCAACACGTCTGCGGGCAACGCAC